TTCCCACCGTTCTTCCCATTCTTCCCATTCTTCCCACCGTTCTTCCCATTCTTCCCACCGTTCTTCCCATTCTTCCCATTCTTCCCACCATTCTTCCCATTCTTCCCACCGTTCTTCCCATTCTTCCCACACTTTACACCAGCACCAGCACCAACACCTGGCGGAGGAGGTAGTTGTTGCTACTGTTGCTACGCACCATACTGGAACTGTCCAAACACTGCCCCATGCTGTGGAGGATGCTACTTCTAATGAATATGCTATACTATACTAAAGGAGAAAAAAATGTACCTTATATTAACAAAAAATAGTGACAACACATGGGATGGTGTACACGAAATAATTCCTAACCCATCACAAGACACAACGATAATAGAAGCAGCATTTGAGTCTGGTCTTCCAGTAACTGGAATGAACGCATCATTACACAAGACTTCTGCAGTAAGAGGAGCAACATGGAACGGAACATCATTTACTGGTGGAGAAGTTAGTACAGAAGCATCACTAGACCAAGAAACTTTAGATTCAATTAAAAGATACGTATTTTTATGTGATAGCAAGGTAGTACTTTCAATGACATTAGTGTCAACTGCTCCAAATACTGAAATGTTTGATGCAGCGTTTGCTGGTGAAACAATATTGGTTAAGCCTGTAGGGGGGCCATTTAATAAAGTTGGAAAAACCTTTAATTGGGACGGAACAGAACTTACCCTAGTTTAATAAAATAAGTAGTAGATATTGTTATAATATGCCTAAAGCAAAAGAGTTACCACTCAATGTTTTAGGCATATTTTAATATGGATATGTTATAATGGTTATATTAGAGAAAGGTCATTTACATGAGCGTTTATGATGAAAATTCAAACCACTGGTTTACAAAAGATAGATCAGAGACAGCATCAAATAGAATTCCAACAAGGAAACTAAACCAGCAGGTAAGTGTCGAAAATTTAGGCTTAGGACTGCATGTATACCATGACACATTTTCCTTAGAAGACGCAAACAAATACATAGCCACACTTGAATCAAATCTGTCTCATGGCGGGAAATATAAATGGTCAGAAGCCCAAGTAACAAACTCAACAACACCAATTAAAAAAGCAAGAGACTGTGTAGACTTTAAATATAAGCCAGAAAATCTTGGACCACGAGATGAACAGAATGGAGAACTAATTGATCTTCATGAAGAAATATATCAAAAGTTAAAAATGTGTATAGATGATTATGCACGGTATTGGGGAATCAATGTTGTTTATTATGAAGCCTTTAACTTTGTAAAATATGAAGGAGAAGGAACACATTTCAATATTCACGCAGACCACGGACCAGCATACAACTGTACAGTTTCTGCAGTAATATATATCAATGATGATTATATCGGTGGAGATCTAAAGTTTCCAAGATTAGATAACTTGGTTTATAAGCCAAGAGTAGGAGACATTGCCGTATTTCCTTCAAACTATATTTATGAGCATGCTTCTCTACCTATGGAGTCTGGAACAAAGTATTGCGTTGTCATTATGACAGACATTAACGAACTGAGTCACTAATGAGTGATGAAAAAAACAATGTAGCAATATTTAGATCATTTAAGGGTTGGCTAACAAGAGACAGCGTTTCTGTTCCATCTTCAGCACAAGAGGTTATTCCAGATTGGTATAAAGATGCAGATAGATTTGCAAAAATGCCAAATGGAGAATATTATAAAGCACCAAAAGGTACTTGTCCATTTCCAAAAGAAGGAACTACTGATGATTATGGAAAAATACCTACTTGGAAAGCATGTCCAGCAATTCTTGACTCATTTATAACTGGTTATGTTTTAAAAACACCATGTGATTTAGAATTTTTTAAAAACAGCCAAGGAACAATCGATGTAAAAATTATTGATCCAAGACATCAAGACTTTGTTACAAAAAGACCTCCAATGCCACAATTTGAGCATCCAAAAGGTTTTTATCAGCATCACTTTGCGTGGTACCCAGATTGGGAAGTTGCTCTTCCAGAGGGATATAGCGCATTATTCATGACACCAATGAATAGGTTTGATCTACCATTCTTAAACACTTCTGGGATTATAGATAGCGATAAGGTGTCTATATCAGGAACATTTCCATTTTTTGTTGCAGAAGGTTGGGAAGGAATAATCCCAGCAGGAACACCCTACATGCAGTTTCTTCCTTTTAAAAGAGAAAACTGGGAGCATGAAATAGAAATACAGAATCAGTCTGAAATATATGATAAAATGGTTAAGAACATGCAGTTCTACAGACAGCCTGATGGCGGGGTATATAAAAATAAAGTTTGGTCAAGAAGAGAATATAGATAGGAAACTATAATGCAAACATGGACAGATAAGCAAGATCTTGGTAATGGAATAATCTGTTACAAAGGGGTTATTAAAAAAGAAATTGATGTTGTAAGCAGAATTGAGGCCAACCTTAAACCAGTAGGAGATAACACTGGATATAGTTGGCAGCCTGCATATGTTGGATATAAGCAACTTATGCCAGAGTACCGAGACTGCAATGATTTTAAGTTTAAGAAAACAGATATTGAATATGATAAAAGTACTACAAGCCTTAATCTTCAGTCTCTTTGGCAAGATCTGTATGATGTAAAGTTCCCAGCAGTAGAAGACTACTGTAAGATGTATAACATAAATAATTTAAAATATTGGGAAGCATTTAACTTTATCAAGTATGGTCCAGGACAACACTTTATGGAGCACCATGATCATGGTTTTTCTTATAACTGCACAGTGTCTTTGGTATCTTATCCAAATGATGACTACGAAGGTGGAGAGTTGTTCTTTAGACTTCAAAATCTAAAGGTTAAACCAGAAGCAGGAGACTTGTTCGTTTTCCCTTCAAACTTTATGTATCCTCATCAAGCAATGCCAGTAACATCTGGGACAAAATATTCTATTGTGACAATGCTTGACTACAGCAAAAAGTTTCACACTCCAGAAATGTATAGTGCAGAAGCAGACTAATGTTTAACATATCAGTTGAAAAAACCCCAGGATGTATTTTTGAAATATCTCCAATGTCAATTAAAAGAGATTGGATGGACCAGACTTCTGAAAATCATGCATACAGATGTTTTCCAGTAACTCAGGCAAACGTAGTAGGATACAGTTTATCTTGCACGGAAGACATTGAGTTTACATGGGATGGCATAAACGATCAAACTCCTGATCACGTTCAGATAGTTAGCCCAGAGAGAGCATATTCTGGAAGAGGGCAATCCTCAATAAGTATGGACACTGGTCTTATCTTTAGAACAGATGAGGATGTTAGTATGCTTGCTATTAATCCAGTTAATTATTTTAGTGATGATTTTGAAACAATGTCATATCTAATTAGCACATCTTTTTATGACAACCCATTTCCGTTGGCATTAAAAGCAAGGTCTGCAAATAAAAAGATTGTTATAAAGGCTGGTACTCCAGTAGCAACAATAATACCAATTTCTTTGACTAATTTAAATAACACTGTAATAAAAATTGTTGACTACAAAGATGAAGACAGGAAAAGGGTAGAGGCAAATATCTCTTACGGAGAAGCAGCGCAGAAGGTAAACTCAAGCGGTCAATGGACTGACTGGTACAGAAATGCGGTCAATGAAAAAGGTGAGTCTCTTGGGTCTCATGAAGTAAAAACATTAAAACTTAGCGTAGATGATCAAACAACTCAGGATAAATAATGGAACAGTTAAAACCTAGTCATGACGATATAGTAAGTGATTACATTAAAAACTCAGCAAGTGGAAATGTTGGTCACTATATTATAACTGTATCTAGAGATGGAGAATCTCCAGTTAGATCTATAATATCTTTTGACAATCAAAAACAAGCACTAGAGGGATATGAAATGTATCAAGATGCTGGGTTTGCAAAAGAATATCTTACAGTCTCACTATATGAACCATCGGGAAAGATCAATACAAAGGTTTTAAAAAGAAATCATGCAGGAGATCCTTCATTTGTTAGACAAAATTATATTGACACTGTTGAGGCACTGCATTCACTTAAAGACAAATTAAACAAAGAAGACTATGAAAGCCTATGTATTAAGATTGTTACCTCCTTTGCAAAAGACAACTGGAGATTTAATGCAGAAAGATTCTTAAAACAACTAGAAATAGACAAGGAGTTGTAGGGCAAAACCCTATGATATAATCAAATTATGAATAGAGAAGAAGCATCTGTAGTAGTTAGAAAGCCATCTATGACCCCATCAGGCTGGTTTGGCAATGGAAAAGAGATGATTGTTGAGTTAGAGAATTTTATGACTCAAGAAGAGATGGAGTTTTTAGAAAAGGCTGCTAAGTCTTTAACAATTTGGGATGTAACTCAAAGCCATGTAAATGAAAATGGAACAGTCGTTTATGACTCCGAATACTGGAAAGACAGAGTAGCAACAAGTCCAACTCTAGATAAAAATGATCCAACTATCGCTCCAGTAATTGCAGGACTGTTTCAAAGGCTTAAGCCTATAGTTGAAGAGTTCTATAAGGTAAAGGTTACCCCTACTGGTACAACTATCGTCAGATGGCTTCCAGGCCAGTTTCAGAACCCTCACGCAGACAAGGAACTGCACGAAGGCCCAGATGCTGGACTTCCAAATGACTTTCCAAACTATGATCTTTCAAGCCTGTTTTATTTAAATGAGGATTATGAAGGTGGAGAGTTATACTTCCCACTACAGGGTGTACAGTTTAAACCTAAAAAGGGAGCAGCGTATTTTTTCCCAGGGGATATGAACTATGTTCACGGAGTAACAGAGATTAAGAGTGGTATTAGATATACATGTCCATTCTTTTGGGAAATTACAGAGCATACAGGAGACAGAAAGCCATGAATCTAAATAATAAAAAAAGACTTACAAAAGATATAGTTGTTTATGAAAACTTTATTGATGAGGAGACTTGTCAAAAAATGATTGTTGCATTAGATGCTCAGGCAGCAAATGGAAAACTTTCTTGGATGCCTATATCATTTTATGAATCATATTCTTCAGTGTTGCCACAAGACAACGACGAAGAAGTTACTGATGCTGGATTAACACCAACTATATTTTCAGATATTGAAAAAATGATGCCAGAAGCAATTGCATCAGTTCATGACTTAGATCCAAAAATTATATCAAAAATTGGATATCACACACAGAAGTGGGAGCCAGGTGCATATGCAAGAATCCACTCTGACAACACTGATGAAAAAGGAAACTCTGGTGCTTTTACAAGAAGCAGATATGCAGGATTTCTATATCTTAATGACAACTTTGATGGAGGTCTTCTAAGGTTCCCAGATCAAAACATAGATATAAAGCCAGAAGTTGGAATGCTTGCCGTTTTTGACGGAGGATTTAATAATATGCACGAAGTATCATTAATAACAAAAGGTGTTAGATACACTATAGGGTCATTCTGGGACGACAGAGAAGAGTCTGACTACCCACAAGAACTAAGAGATGCTTGGGCAGCAGAGATGAAAGAGACTAGAGCCAAGCAAGAGATTGAAAGAGCAGAGTGGCAAGAATTGCTAAAGCAAGGATGGAAAATTGATGCTGAAGGTAATAAGTATAAAGCGGAGGAAAATAAATGACAGTTTTTTTAGAACAAGAATTTAAAGATGCTGGATATAAAACTAACGTAGTTCATGGCAATGTTTTATTTATAGAAGATTTTTTGCACGAAGGAGAACTAGAAACTATTCTAGAAATAATTAAAACAACAGATAACGCAGACTGGTCTATTGAATATACAAAGAATCTTGCCAGATTTTGTATGGAAAAATTTGGAAGAGATGACGTAGAAAACTTGGTTGCAGAAGGTAAATTTGAAGTAACACTTGGGTGGGAAGACAAGAATTTAGATATCACAAGCAAAGATATTAGTAGAACGCTACAAGTAAGGCTCGGAGACATGATTAAACTATCTGACCCATCCCTAGAACTTGCTGGATTTGGAACACTACAGAGAATGCAACCAGGGGTTGAACTTAAGGCTCACACAGATCAGCACACAGATCCATCAATCAAATACGCTGCTATACTATACATTAACGATGACTATAAGGATGGAACTTTATTTTTTAAGAATAAAGAGGGTTCAGACTTAAGACCAAGCCCAGGAACCCTACTTCTTTTTCCAGGAAATGAAGAGTATGAGCATGGAGTTAGGTTTGTAGGAGAAGGACCTATTAGATATGTTACAGTAGGATTCATAAAAGTCACAGGCTGGTATGAAAATAATAAATACTAAGGAGATATGAAATGGAAAGAGAAATACTTGAAGAAAAGGTTTACTATTACACAAATGTAATCGAAGATCCTAAAAAACTTGTTGAGGCAATCGAGAATGATAACAAGGATCCATGGGGTGAATGGATGGCATGTAGTGGCCAAGAGTATGTCTATGGAACAGATAAAAGTATCTCAGAGGCAGACCCAACTGACGAAAAAAACACATACATTTATTCAACATTACAAAAAGCATTTGATGACGTAGCACGAGATTACGCAGCAGCACACGGGATAACAGATGAACCAAAACTATTCCCAATGTACCCAATTAAGAAATACATGGCTGGAACATTTATGGGTGCACACTTTGATCAGCAAGAGGGAGATGAAAGACTTAAAGTTTCTTTCGTTATGTACCTTAATGATGATTATGAGGGTGGAGAGATTTCTTTTACAATTAGAGATCCAAAGGGACCTATTCAGGGCCCAACTCCAGATTCAGATTTTGCAAATGCAGATCCTGCAGCATATCATTTTGCAGTTAAGCCAAAGGCTGGAAGCATTATTGTATTTCCACCATCACCACCTTATCACCACACAGCACACTTAGTAAAGAGTGGTTTTAAGTATATGGTTCCGCAACACTGGATTCATTAATTCTTATACAGAATTGATTATTATATAACTCTAAACAATACATTTAGGTAGAGTTTTACTTTTTTGAAAACTCTGCTATACTTAACACTATTCCGTTTTTGAAAGGACGATACACATGTCAGATTTTTTTAGTTTTAAACTTCCAGAAGAGTTCGTAGAAAAGTACAAGAGCCAAGAAAGCCCATTTGGGTTTAAGGATGCAGCAGAAAATTCACTTGGAGAAATTACTTTTATTCGTACATATTCTCGTATGAAGGAAGACGGAACTAAGGAAAGATGGCATGAAGTTTGCCGTCGTGTAATCGAAGGTATGTATTCAGTTCAGAAAAATCATGCCAAAGAAAACCGTCTACCATGGAATGACTATAAGGCTCAGAAGTCTGCCCAAGAAGCATTCCAAAGGATGTTTGAATTAAAGTGGACACCACCAGGTCGTGGCATGTGGGCATTTGGAACTCCTATGACCATGGAGAAGAAAAACTCAGCAGCACTACAAAACTGTGCAATGGTTTCAACAAAGGACCTTGACAAGAATGATCCAGGAGCCTTGTTTGCTTGGGTAATGGATGCATTGATGCTTGGCATTGGTGTAGGGTTTGATACAGTGGGACAGGATAAGAATTTCTCAATCTATGCCCCTACAGAACCAGAACAGGTGTTCGAAATTCCAGACACTCGTGAGGGTTGGGTAGAGTCGGTCAGACTTTTAATAAACTCCTACCTAAGACCAAACCAGAGTATTCAGAAGTTTAACTATGATTTGATCAGACCTCTTGGAGCACCTATTAAGGGCTTTGGAGGCGTTGCATCAGGACCTGCACCTCTTATCAAGTTGCACGACCAGATAGACCGTGTAATCGGCTCCAGAGGCGGAGAAACACTAGATTCTCGTGCTATCGTAGACCTTGTAAACCTTATTGGTACGTGCGTGGTATCAGGCAACGTAAGAAGATCAGCAACTCTTGCTTTGGGTAATGCAGGTGATGAAACATTTATGAACCTAAAGAACTCAGAGATGTTCCCAGAGCGTAACTCATTTGATCCAGAAAATCCAGGTTGGGCTTGGATGTCTAACAATTCTATTTCAGCAGAAGTAGGAACAAAGTACGAAGACTATGTAGATTTAATTACAGAAAACGGAGAACCAGGTTTTATCTGGCTTGATGTTGCTCGTAATTATGGACGACTAAAGGATGCGCCAGACGGTAAGGATTATCGTGTGATGGGATTTAACCCATGTGCGGAGCAGCCATTGGAATCATACGAACTATGTACACTTGTAGAAGTGC